CTCCTTTCTCTTTCCTGCATGGATGATGGGCCGTGAACCACGACTCAAGATAATTCAAACATCACACACGGCTGAATTAGCACAACGCTTCGGTCGTAAAGTCAGAAACTTAATCGACACACAAGATTACCAAAATATTTTTCCAGGCATGGAATTATCGGCGGACTCTAAGGCAGCAGGTCGTTGGGAAACAAACTCAGGTGGCGAATACTTCTCTGCCGGTGTCGGTGGAGCAATAACCGGTCGTGGTGCTGATCTGTTAATTATCGACGACCCACACTCAGAACAAGACGCACTCAGTGCAACAGCATTAGAGAATGCGTGGGAGTGGTATTCATCAGGTCCTCGTCAACGTTTGCAGCCTGGTGGTTCTATTGTAATTGTCATGACTCGTTGGAATACAAAAGATATCACCGGAGAACTGATCAAGGCCCAAGGACAACCGAAAGCGGACCAATGGGAGATTATAGAGTTTCCGGCGATCTTACCTTCCGATAAACCAGTGTGGCCAGAGTATTGGCAAAAAGAAGAATTAGAGTCTGTTAAAGCATCTATTTCTGTTGCAAAATGGAATGCACAGTGGCAACAGAATCCCACAGCAGAAGAAGGAGCTATCATCAAACGGGAATGGTGGCAGACGTGGGAGAAGTCACAGATGCCTGGTTTGATGCACGTGATACAATCTTATGATACTGCATTTAGTAAAAAAGAAACCGCCGACTACTCCGCTATCACTACATGGGGTATATTCATGCCTGACGAAAAAACACCAAACATAATTTTGCTTGATATGAAAAAGGGCAGGTGGGACTTTCCTGAGATGAAAGAGATTGCTTATGACAGCTACAAGTATTGGGAACCGGAGTCCGTGGTCATCGAAGCAAAAGCCACAGGTATGCCGTTAACACAAGAACTTCGTATGCGTGGTATTCCTGTTATCAACTTTACACCTTCCAAAGGCAATGATAAGTTGAGCAGAGTTAATGCTGTAGCACCACTATTTCAGTCTGGTGTAGTATGGGCCCCAGATGAAGTCTGGGCAGAAGAGGTAATCGAAGAGTGTGCCGCCTTTCCATATGGTGAGCACGACGACTTAGTTGACTCCATGACACAAGCATTAATGAGATTTAGACAGGGTCGTTGGATTGAGCTGGCTGATGACTTTGATGATGAACCAGTTAACCACAGCTCTGAGGAATATTACTAATGTCAATATTTGACAGACTAAAAGACATTGTCAGCTTTTTAGACACGAGACCTGAATCACGGACACCGGAACAAGAAACAATTGGAGAGGACATAGAAGGTGCAGCCAAGACGGCAGAGGACGCAGCAGCTTCTCGTCTAGACGGAGTTAGTGAATCAGAGGCGAATAGTTTTATTGACACAATCCGAGACTTTGTAAACTCTGATCAAAAAAATATAGACGAGTTTCGAAAAAAGAATAAAGACAAGATTGCAAGAGATAAGGCTCTTTTTAAAAAATTTACAAAACTACACCCTATAAAAATAGTTAAAGACTTTTTAGTAGACAGAGCGGTTAGAACATACGGGCCACAGATAACTGATGTGGTCACTCAATACATAAAATCATTTGAGCCTCAAGATAAGAAAACATCTCAGTTTGAATTTATGGGCACGATCTATGACCTCAATGATTTTTTTGAAGCAGGTAGAGTAGATTTTACAGGAGAAAAAAGTTATGAGATTGATAAGGATAGAAGGCGTGTATCTGCTCTAAAAGCTTACATTAATTTATTACCAGATGACTTTGAAAAGAATGCAGGGCAACTTTACACTGACTTAAGACAAGCAAAGAGTTTGTATAGAAACACACCCTTTGGTGATTTTCTCTCTGCAGCTGAGTTAAAAGAGTCCGGGCTTGAGTCCATTCTTTTAGGAAACAAAGATAGAGTTTTTACTAAACAAGAACTCGTTGATATTTTAAATAACCCTGGTCTTGATTCTCAGGTTACGAAAGTAAGATACGCAAGAGATGATGAGAATAGACTGAGTAATGCACAGTTATACATAAAAAGTTTAAAAGAATTAAATGATCAATTAACTAATTTGTATGACAGACGTTTTTTAAGAGAGGGTGTGCTCATGCCCATGCAAGATGATTTATTAAATATAATTCAACTTACTAATCAACAATTTATCACTGAACAAGTTGGTGGAAACGAAATGAGCAACGAAAGATATATTCAGCTAATAAGTGCGGCTAATCAAAATTTTAAAGAGATGGCAGCAAAGTTTAGAGATGAAAAAGCACAGAAAAATTTTGGTATGAATTATAAGTCGCTTCAATTAAAATATTTGGAAGACGAAGCAAGAATTAATGACTTACCTTTAGGCAGTTCTGAATACAACGAGGCATACAGAGACATTCAGTTATTTAAATCATTCGACAAACAGTTTGACATTTTAAATCAAGTAATCGATCAAAACTTAGAAGTGCCAGCGTCTGGCGATGCACAAGATCAAAACTTACTATCTTTTTTAGAAAGATCAGGGCCAAGTTATAGAACGACAGGACCAGCGGGTTTAGAAAACTATGACGTTCAAGGAATCACTGTGGCTATGAGAGAGGGAGCTTTAGGTGAGTCTGGAAAAGCCAGCACACACTTTGATGGCTCTTGGACAGATACTAAAAGTCATGACACCTTTCATTACAGAACAGGTGTATTAACAGATCCCAGTGGTGTAAAGTATAATACTCTTATTGAAGTTCAATCTGATGATGAAGGTTTGATACGTAGAGAGAATCAGTACTACGACCCTAGTTTAAAAATTCAACAAGACAGAATACAACAGGAGATTACAGATTTTGCAAACAATGATCTCATAAATTTTAAAAGAATATTTAAAGTTACACCAAACGAGAGTAGTGCTATTGTCGATATACTTGCTACTGCTCAAAGAGGGAGTGATGTTTTTGTCCCTGCTTCTTCAGACATAGTTAAAGAGGCCATCTTTGATCAGTTCGGTGGTCAAGAGGCTACTATGATTGATAACATACCAGAGGCTAACAGAGAAAATTATTTAAACAATAATGATAGAGCTGCTGAACTATTTAAATATGCAAAAAAACTAAATAAGTATTTAGAAAATTTATATCGTGACGACAAAATAAGTAGAGAGAACCAAGAGGGTAAAGTTTCAAAAACATTACCTTATGTGGCTACTGGTCCGTTAGGTTACGCTGAAGAATCTATTTATCAATTTGTTTTAGATTCTATTAGAACAGGTGTTGATAAAGTTCAATGGATACCTGGTGAGCACTCCGCTCAAATTCAGTTAGGTGGTCAAAACAATCCAACGGGCGGAGTTGACTTTTCAAGCGCTGAAACAACACTTGCACAGTTTAATGATGAGAGAAGTCAAAAGAGAGCACAAGGTCATCTTAATTTTTATGGTTCTGATGAAAACCCTACAAACAATACAATGTACAAAGCTGCAACAAACGTAGTTGATAAAATTAATAAACTAGGTCAACAAATATATGGTGAGGATTTCGTGCCACCTGTATTATATGAACAAGGTGCGAAAAACGATCAAGGTGAGTTTTTTAACACTTATGTTGTGAATCCAGATGACCTTCGTGATAAGAGTGGATACATATCAAATGTTAAACAAGGATGGGGTTTTATAGATTTAGCTCCAACAATAGAATACTTAAAAAGTAAGAATTACGACAACCCTTCAAAAGAGTTCGATGAGGGATTATTACAAAACTACATCAGTCGTAAAAGTGGTGGACAAGTATGGAGCTCTAGTTTACTTTCGTTAGATGAGGTCATAAATGGTTGATAATATAGATAAAGCGATTAATCCGGCTGAAGAATTACAAATAGAAAAAGTTGGACAAGAAATAAATTTACAAGGAGATAATCCTGACGGAAAATTTTTAGAGGAGGATGATGGTAGTGTTATCATTAATCCTGAAGAGCAAGTTGATGTTACTTCTTTTGGTGCAAACTTGGCAGAGGTCATGGATGACAACGACTTAGAAAATCTTTCTAATGATTTACAAGCAGATTACTCTTCTGACAAAAGTTCAAGAGAAGAATGGGAACAGGGGTACACTAAAGGATTAGACTTACTAGGTTTTAAGTACGAGGAAAGAACCAGACCTTTCTCTGGTGCCAGTGGAGTTTATCATCCCTTACTATCTGAATCCGTGGTTCAATTTCAGGCACAATCGTACAAAGAATTATTACCAGCAGGAGGCCCTGTTAGAACTCAAATCATAGGAGCATCAACTCCTGAAGTAGAGGCTCAGTCAGAGCGAGTAAAAGATTTTATGAATTATTATATCTCAGATGTAATGGAGGAGTATGATCCTGAGTTAGATCAAATGTTATTTCACTTACCTCTTGCCGGTTCAGCTTTCAAGAAAATTTATTATGACGGTGGAATGAGCAGAGCCGTATCTAAATTTGTAGCGGCAGAGGATTTAGTTGTTCCGTACATGACTTCTGATTTGGAATCTGCAGAGCGTGTCACCCACGTTGTGAAGATGACAGAAAATGAAATCAAAAAACAACAAGTATCTGGTTTTTATAAAGATGTTGAAATTAATCCTTATGAAGCTGAAAATGATATTCAAGAAAAATATGACGATATGGAAGGAACAAAGAAAGAAGAATCCTATCAAGATTATACTTTATTAGAGATGCACGTCTTGTTAGACTTAAAAGGTTTTGAAGAAGAGTCAGGCATTAAAGTACCGTATATTGTTACTATCGATGAAGGTTCTGGAAAAATATTATCTATTTATAGAAATTATAATAAGTCTGATCCGCTTAAGAAAAAAATTCAATATTTTGTTCATTACAAATTCTTACCCGGTCTTGGTTTCTATGGCTTTGGTCTTATTCACATGTTGGGTGGTCTTACACGAACTGCAACTGCTGCACTTCGTCAATTGCTTGATTCAGGAACATTGTCAAATTTACCTGCTGGGTTCAAGTCTCGTGGTTTCAGAATAAGGGACGATGATCAACCTCTACAACCAGGAGAGTTTAGAGATGTTGATGCACCTAACGGAATACTAAGAGACTCCCTATTACCTCTTCCTTACAAAGAGCCATCTGCAACATTATTTAATCTTTTAGGTTTTTGTGTTGATGCAGGTCGTAGATTTGCTTCCATAGCAGATATGAAAATAGCAGAGGGAGGCAGTCAAGAAATGCCGGTCGGCACGACCATGGCTTTATTAGAACGTGGCACCAAAGTCATGTCAGCCATTCACAAAAGATTACATTATGCTCAGCGCATGGAGTTTAAATTATTATCAAAAGTTTTTGCAACATACTTACCGCCGACATACCCATACAACGTGGCGGGAGGCAACTCTTTTGTAAAGGCGATGGATTTTGATCAAAGAGTAGATGTCTTACCTGTATCTGATCCAAACATATTTTCAGTTTCTCAAAGAGTAACCATGGCTCAAATGCAATTACAATTAGCTCAAAGTAAACCCGAACTACATAATCTGTACGAAGCTTACCGTAGGATGTATGAAGCCTTAGGTGTTCAACAAATAGAAAATATTTTACCTATACCTGGTCAACCAGTGCCAGAAGATCCTGGTGTTGAAAATGCAAAAGCATTGAAAGGTGCACAGTTACAAGCTTACATTCAACAGAATCACGATGCTCACATTGAGGCACACAGATCCTTTGCTTCATCTGTTTTAGTCAAATCACAAGTTGCAATACTTGCAATTTTACAAGGGCACGTGTCAGAGCACATTTCATTAGCGGCAAGAGCACAAATACAAGCCGTGGTGCAACAACAATTAGCACAGATCGCACAACAAATGGGTGGTCAAGTTCCACCACAAATATTACAACAAATTCAAAACGAAGCAGAAAATCAAATTGCACAAATTATTGCAGTGTTAACAAACAAAATGGTGCAAGAAGAACAGGAAGGTTTAACACAACAAGGACAAGATCCTATTGTAGAGCTTAAAAACAAAGAGCTAGAGCTTCGTGGTGCAGAAATACAACGTAAGGCACAAGAGTCGATGATGCAATTTCAGTTAGATCAAGAAAAATTAAAACAAGATAGAGATTTAACAGAAAAAAAGATACAATCGAGTGAGGACATGACTGAATATAGGCAAGAAATGGCTATTAGACGTGATCAATTAAAGAGGAGACAGGGGTAATGGTACAACAAAAGCTCACAAGACAACAAATTCAACAGCTACAACAGCTTGTAAAGAAGCAAAGTCGACAAAAAAGGCTAACACCTGCTAATTATTTAAACACTTTAATGAAAAACGTCGTACAAATGAGGGCAAAAGGCGGAAAAATGTCCGTTGAGAAAGCTTTTAAAGAAGTAAAAGACAATCCACCTAAAATTTTAAAGAAAACAGCGAAAAAACATGGCAAAAAAAGAGCACAAAAACAAAAAGTTGCAATCGCCCTCTCCAAAGCAGGAAAAACTCGTCCCAAAAGGGCTTAAATATCAATTAAAGGCGATTACACCAGAGCAATTAGAAGATTTGCAGACCGTTATTCGTGATCAAACCAACAATAGCCTTCAATACATCACAGAAGAGTTCGATCCGTTGATAGTTGCGAGTGCATACCTGTCAATAGTCCGGCAACTCTATATGTTGTACCTAAACAAAGATGAAGCCGATGCATTATTCGAGTGGGCAAAGATGAATATGGACCCAAACTTTAAAAGGGGAGACTTGCATTAAAATAAAAATAATGTAATTTTTTCACATGGCAGATGATTTAAAAAAACTTGGCGGATCAGGAATGCAATCAATGGTTCTTGACATTCTTAAAAGGTCTTACGAGAACAAAACTTTACCAAAGTCTGCTTATGATAAAGCAGTTAGAGCGATTACAGGTGGCTCAGAAAATATGTCATCAGCCAAACAGATGAAACTTCTTAAAGGTGGCGGATTATCAGAAGCTACCGCTAAATTAAAAGCTCAAGGATTAAAAAAAGGTAAACAAGTAAAGAAGAAGAAAAAGAAAAGTTTTCCAGATTTAAATAAAGACGGCAAAGTAACAATGAAAGATATTCTCATTGGTCGTGGCGTAATTAAAAAAGCTAAAGTGGGAATGCAAATGAAGGGCACAAGTCCTTTGATTAAAAAGAGGAAATAATGGCAGACGAAAAGACAGGTCCAATAGGTAAAGGCTTTGCAGACGAAACTCCTAGCTTGGAAAATTTAAAGAAAACTCAAGAGATGATTAAAGACATCTTAAAAGATTTATCACCTGGGGCTGTAGGTGCTGTGCCTAAAACTATTAAAGATCGAATCTTGAATAAGATCAAAGGTGTTGGAGACTTGGGTGCGTCAACTACAAAATTGTTAAACAAGTTTGGTATACAAACTCCACAACAAAAACAAGAAAAGAAGAATAAGAAAAAGACAGGTCCACAAAACGTTGAAATAATCAGCGCTAAGGCAGGTAGATTAATTAAATGCGGTGCTCAGATTAAAGGCACAAGTCCTTTGATTAGAAAAAGAAAGTAATGTCTAGACCAGGTTTATACGCAAACATACATGCCAAAAGAAAACGTGGTGGTAAGATGCGTAAGAAAGGTGCC